GCATCACGGCCAGCGTAGTTAGAACTTACAGTTGTAGTTGTAGGCATTAGTTTAAGTTTTTAAGATTATTTTGAATTTTTTGTGTTCTTGTCAATTTGACATTTGAATTAGAAACCTCTTTTACTTCGGGTTTCGCTTTTGTTGAAGCCTTAACCTCAACTTGAGAAGTTTTAACCTCAGCGATTTGCGAGCTTAACTCAGTTCTTACCGCTTCGATTTGTTTGGCAACTTCAACGCTCATTGATGTAACGATTGATTTTACTAACTCCGCGAATTGATCTTCTTTGGACATTTCAACGTCAGCCTCAACAGTCACTTCAACTTCGGCCTCAGCCTCCATCTCTTTAATTTCGGCAATCATACCTTCCTCGGTAATTACCAAAATTCTACCGTCTTCAAGTACATGCTCTCCAATTGGAGCAGAAACTTTGTCTCCGTTTTCAGCTACTACAAAAACTGCTTTTGGTTCGTTATAAACCCCAGTTTCAAAAGAGTCAGCCTCTAAAACGGTAACACCATCTTTGAGCATCATGGTAGCCATAGTCACTTCCACTTGCTCAGCATCGCTCGATAACTTTACCGAAGCGAAACCATCTTTTATCGCGTTAACGATTTCATTTAAATTCATACTATATTCACTTTTTAAATTTACTTTCTCCATGTCAAAAACCCCATCAATTGAGAAGCCTTTGACTTTGCCTGTTTTAACGTAGTTGTTCCAAATGTCCTCGTTGTTTACTTTCATCGCAGCAAACCACGTTCCGACTGGCTCGTTAAATCCGTACATCGTTGACTTGTCGTGTACCTCATCCTCTTTTATCCACGTTTCAACAAATGTCACATCCTCGATTTGTGTACCCGAATGCTCAATCGTTGAGTTGTTCTGATATCCTTGACGACTGAAATTTTGTTGCACTCGCTTAATCGTTTCCGCAGGGAATACGATGTTAAATTCGTGGCCGTCTTGGTTGCGATAGATTGGTTGGTTTGGTATCAATACCGCGCCTAACAAAATACGCTGCTCCTCGTTTATGGTTGCGAGTTGTATCTCTTTTTGTTGTGACAAAGTGATAAACTGCACTCCAATTGCTGGATCGGATACGAGTGAAACGGCATAAACGCCCTCGTTATCTTCCTCATTAAACATTACTTTGTAAGTGTCCATACCCTAATAACTGATTTTTAATTGTTTGTTATAAACTTTTTGCATTAAATTTTAATTTAATGACATAACTTTTTTTCGTTTTCAATTTTTAAATTGAAAAACTTAACCCTTTTTTCAACCTATAACCTTAAAATTTTATAGTTTTTTAAGGTTATAACCCTAAAATATTACCCCCCAAGCGTTGCGCTTTGAATTAGATTGCGTTGGAGAGATTGAGCGGTTGTCACGTTTTGGGAAATTACATAGGCTTGCACGGGTGCAGCCTCTCGATTACCTATTGCGCCCGCTAATTGGTTGACACCTGTTGAGCCAACAACATTGAATTGAGGAGCGTTTGCGCCACCTGCTCCGCCTGCTCCACCTGCCGCGCTCATACTTGGCGCATTTCCTGCGCTTCCTCCTCCGCCACCTATTTGCGATAAAGCGGTTTGAGTAGCCTTAATACTTGCTGCAATTGACAAAGCTCCTGCTGCGGTATTAATACCAACAAATGGCTGTCCTGCTGATAAAGGAAAAGCTGCAACGGCTTTAGTATTTGCAATCATTGTATTTACAACGATTCGAGCAATACCTGCGGCATTCTCTAAAATTATACCCGCTCTTGCAACATCTTTATTTTTACCCGCTAAAACTTGTAAACTTTTACCAATTGATGCAACATTGTCAAGACCTTGCATTCTTACCTCTTGCATAGCAGCCTCTTTTTGCTTTTGAATTTCAATCTCTTTGGCTGCTGCTTCTTGTTGTTGTTTTAAATGTGATGCAATAGATTCGGTATTTAATAAAGCAACTTTATCAATTGTTCCTTTTCTTAGTGAATAAGTCAATTCATCAACATCCTCACTTTGTTTTATAGTTTCTGCTTTATCTTTTTCATAATCAGCAATTCGTTTTTCTTTTGCTTTTGCTTCTAAATCTTGAAGCTCTTTTATTCTTTTTTGATTTTGCTCATATAATTTATTATTTTTTTCAGCTCCGATTTTTACTTCTAAATCAGCGGCTTCATTTAATAATTTTGTACCTAAATTTGTGTATTTTTCCTGATCTTTTGCATTTTCATTTATATTGTCAATTGCTGCTTTAGCTTGTTGTTTTGCTTTTTCTAATGGACTTAAAACTCCTAAAATTGCCGATTGAGCTTGTTGCCAAAATGAAATTTTAACATCTTCTCCGCTTGCTGCTTTTGCTGCGGCATCTGCCGCTTTTGCAATCATTAAATTTCCAGCGGCTCGTAAAGTTTGCGCTTTTACATAATTTTCAGTATTTGCAATCATTCGCTCCTCAGCAACTCGCAAATCGTCAGTTTTGCCAAAGGCGTCTCCTAAAGTATCGTTGTATTTTTTAAGAGCTGCCTCTTTGCTAATAGTGCCATCTTTAGCTTGATCAATTGCAATTTTAACATTTATTAAATTTTCTTCAACTTTTACAAGGCTTGCAGTTACTTCTTCTTGAACTTCCGCATATGCTTTAGTTTCATCTGTTGCGGTATCTATTACTTTTGCAATTTCTTCCCAATAGGTTACAACTGCCGCAAGTCCAATGACAAGCAAACCAATTCCTGTGCTTCCAATAGCTCCTTTTATAGATTTAAATACATCATTTGCAACGGCTCCTAATTGTTTAAATGAGTCTTTAGCTTCGCCTAATGCTTGGATTCCTTGAGACAAAGCCATCGCGCTCTGAACTTTTAAAAGAGTGGCCTCAACATCTTCTGATTGCGCACCAAATAAAGCCATGCCACCTTGCACGGCTGCAAACCCTCCTGCAACACCAGACAAAGACGAGGTCAATGCTTTAAATTTAGCGTCGGGATTGAATGCATCGGTCAATGCCTTAGCATCTCCAATTCGGTCTTTTAAGTCTGCCGCTTTTTGTGCAGCTTTTACCGCTTCAGCTGAAGTGGCCCCGAACTTATCGGATAAGGCTGCGACCTCAGCTTGCGCCTCTCTAAGTTGTGAGCGTAAAGAGCCAACCGCTTTGTCAGCGTTGCCTTGTACTTTTATGTCTATAACCTTCTCTATTGCCATTTGATTGCCTTTTTAAATAGTTGTAAATAGTTGCGCGTGTATTCGTATCGCCCCTTGGCAATAGATATCGTCTCGTTGTTCTCGTATTGCTCCGCGATTTGGAGCATTTGTAGTATGTTATTAAGCATTTTGATAAACTGGTATTTTAACTTCGGTTTCTACTCCATTTAAATAGTACTGCAACGCGACTGAGTCCTCACGATATACGCCTGTTGTGTTCGCTGAAATTGTCAGTTTTAAAATTATATCCGTGTCGTTGTTTGATGTCAACGGATAACTTAAAAAACCACCCGAAGCAACCACATTAAAATAGTCGTAGTCGATTCGATACAATTGTACCTCGATATTTTGGGCCGTGTTGTCAATCTCTAAACCTTGAATGTTTGAGTAACGTCTCGCAACGGCTCCTTGAATATCTCTAAAATCATTAATCAACTCAAAATCCACTGCGCCTGTTGTGAGGTCGGTTGTCATCGTGTTGATTAAATAGCGTTTATTTGACACCACAATTCGGTCGTTCAATTTTAACGATGTTAGCCAATAGGTGTCGAGCTGCGCCTTTGCTTTTATAACTCGCGTTCTTTGGTTGTAAATGTTAAAAATCGAGTTTGCGTAATACTTTTGGAATAGTCCTGTTGGTGCGCTGCTCAAATGCCAAGTTGAAATCTCATCGCCCCAGTTAAGCGTTTGTAAATACGACAAATCACTACCGCCTAAATTTATTTCGTTACTAAAACGTGGATATTCGGTATTGGTGTCAAACGAGGTGCCATCAGTGTAGTATATCGGATCGCCTAAAAATTGTGATCCGTTGTAATACAATAGCACTGGTTTTGGCACATACGGTTGTAAATTTATATTCCAACAAGTAGCCGTTAAAAAGTTCGTGTCGGTTGTTCGCTCCCACATGATATTCTCAAACGGCAATTTAACCTCGTAATTTGTAGTATATGCCGAGTTAGGATTGTCGAAAATAAGGTCGCCATAGTCTTTGTTCTCTCGGTTACGATAGTTCGTATTTAAAACGTTGTCCGATTTCTCGTATTTAAATGAAATTTGTCGAAATAGATTTGGCCTGTTTATCTCGATGTCTTCCGCTTCGATATATTGCGTTAAATCTACGACTCTACCCTCTTGATAAAACGCCTCGAGAGGCTGAAATAAAAATGTATTTTCGTTGATTGGAACAACAACCAAATTCAATGCTTTTACTATTGCAGTCACAAAAGCCTCAACGGTCAAGTCGGGAATGTATCTACGGATTTGCAAATCCCCCGACGTGGTGTTGTCGTAAGAAAATGCCGTCTTGTAAAAGAAATTTGTAGCAGGTACTCCTCCAGTTCCTCCGTTTCGTTTTAAATTTATAAATAAATCGTAAGTCATTGGAAGCTGCGAGCTTACTTGGTAAGTAAATCGACGCGTTATATATTGGCCGTTTATGGTGTTCTCTTGTTGTCTCCATTTTGAATAATAACCCAAGTCGCTATCGCCTTCCAAGTCTTCGTAAGTTGCGTATAGTTGACCATTGTCAAATATCTGAATGGTGTATTTAATAGTCGGATCGGTTGGCTCGACTTTTATCCATGACTCCAAACGCACCGCCAATGGATCTAAAAAAGATACAGTACATTGTCCAAGTGCTAAATCAAAATCGGGAAATCCCGAGTCTTTGCTATCGAATGGCGGATTTTGCGGATCGCTAAAAAAGTTAAACTCTTCCGAATTTTTGCAGTACAAAAACAAGTCTTTGAATTGAGTATATGTAAGAAAATCCCCTGTAAAAATTAAGTCGTAAGTGTTTTGTATATACTCGAAAATTTTACTCACTCGAATTGCAGGAAATATCTCGCGAATGTTAATTGCTCCAGCCATTGTGCTGACATCGTTTGCAGTTCCTGTCTCGTATTCAAAACGACGAGTTGAGCCAATCAAAGGGAATTTTATATTTGGTCGCGTGATGTTGTCAACCTCGTCTAAATTGTACTCAAAATTAAGCTCCTCGTATCCCTCGAGAACGTTCAATTTGTCCTCCTTAAATTTGTCTTTAAGTTGCACCAAATTACCCACAAAATTAATCGTATAGCTCTCGATAAAATTGTTTTTCTTATTGGCTTTCTGCATCAAAAATTTGCCATCACGAAATGGGATTGAGTCAATCTCAATGTATCCGTAGTATTTTATCCTGTGGTCAAAAGCAAAATCTACATCGAGCGGATCTTCATCGTTTGTAAGTCCAACGGCTGACTCATACCAGTGTTTGAAAATGGTATTGTTATGTTTGCTCGCTGGCACCGTGAACGTCTGCGAATAGTCGGTAAATAGGCTTCCAAGATTGTTGAAATTAGTGATACTTGAAACCACCGAAATTTTCTCATCGTTAAATAACTCAATTCGATTAACCGCTTGGCCGTCGAAGTCGTAAATGTATAATGCAACCATTTAAATCACGTCGTTAATTAAGTTATACGAGTACTCGAAATCAATTGTATAATTGATATTTTTATCCTTGATTCGAGTCTTAAGATTGGTCGATTTCGTTTTCACGTTCACTGGTTTGTTATCCAATAAAACAGTCTCGCTTAACATCAAATCCGTGATTACATTTGCAAAGTTCTCGTCAACCCAACCTGTGTTAAGTGTCACTGATTGCTTACCGCTAAAATTGAACGATTGGAATTGGTTGCGCAGCGGGTTATAATCTAACTCGTCGGGCAATAAATGAAAGGTTGAGTTTTCAGTTTGCAAACTATTTGTTTGCGCTTTGAAAAACGTAAGGAATTGCCACCCTCCAAATCGATTCAGAAACTCGCATACTACTGGCGTGTATTTGCCCTCGCAAATCGGTATCATTGTAACGGTCGGTTGTATCGTTTCTACAAGCTCGCTTTCGATTATGATGTCATTGCCGAAATTATGGTTTGTAATGTCTGCGTCTTTTGCAGGGATTTTAAACATATAAATATCAGCGTCGTTGCTTCCATCCAAAAGAGTGAATGTACTTGAGGACAAATTTCGACGATTTGTCCATTTAACCTCCGTAAGTGATTCCCCATCGTGATCAATTAAAACGTTAAAATAAGGTAGTTCGGCTTGAGCTAAATCCTCATCAAAATAATACTTAATATCGGGATTTGTCAAGTAGGCAATTTTGCCATCAGTCAATTGATTGTAGCCACCCATGTAGGAAGTGAACCCGCTAACGCCTACGAAATTAAACTCGCGATCAATATACCAGGTTTTATCGTCTGCGATTTGATAGTAAGATTCCGCAAAGACATAAACCCAAGCGTCGTTGTTCTCTTGGTCGGGATAAATTTCGGTATACGCCTCAATCGGATTTATTTTTTGAGCGATAAACGGCGCGATGTTAAACACAATCTCATAATCAGTCGGAGAAGGTATTTTTTTCTCGAGGTAGATTGGTTGCGCTGGCATCGTTTCGCCTTTGTGCCAAATGTATAGCCGTATTTGTGCAGCGACTTGAGTCTCCTCTCGCACTTGTAAAAAATAGGGACTTCTAACGTTTAATATTTTCATTTACTACGTATTTTAAAAATGATTCTAAGTCTAAGCCGTATTTTTCGGCGATAACTTGGTCAAAGTTTTGGTATTCTAAATCAAATGCCGAGCGGAAAAATTTAGTCTCGGGTGTTCCTGTCTTATTTATTGAGCGGGTTATCGCTGCAACCATTGATTTGCGGCTTGTAAATTGTCCGCTTGCGCTTCGTGTGCCTTTCAATCCCTTGCGAACAACCCACTTATCAATTGCACCTGTTGACGCGCTCGCTTTGTACGGCGATTGTGGTGCCTTTCTACTCGATTGGCTTCCTGTTGTTCCATAGTCCAATAGCTTCCAGTAAGACTCGGCAAAGAAGTCAAACTCTAACGAGTTCGGGTTTATCTTTGTTTTAAACGTGAGCGACCTCGATAGGTTACCGCTTGCGTTGTGGGTGCCATATTTGCCACCTCGTTTTAAATTGGCTTGCGCTCGCTGAACAACTAACGCGCCAAATTCGTTGAGGGCCTGTTGAACGATTTTAGTTTCCATCGCAACAAACTGAGAATTGATCGTTTGGAACGCTTAACTCAATGTCGCACTTCCAACCGTCAAGCGCATTTGTGAACGCCATAAATATCGGCTGCAAACTTGGCTCGTTTAAAAGTTCGATGTCGTTCTCGTTGCGTCTGAGCTGCATCTTTGTAATCATGTAGTTGAGTATCGCGTGGCAGGTGTTTAGGTTGTCAAGTTCGTTGTCGTTGCCTAAAAATTTGTCCTTGATTTGCACCTTTGACATGTTGCGAATATCAACCACCGCCACCTCAAAAGTGAAAGTCACAACGCCAGTACTAACGACTGACGATAGTACGTTGATGTGAGCGAGTGGGAATATATTTTTTTTGACGTTGTCGATTATGTCCGTGCCTTGAGTGATTGTGTTAAGGAGCGGCGCACTTTCGAGCGTGGTTTTTATGTAATCAATTGCTTGGTAAAATGTTCGCATTATTTCATTTGTTTTTTAATTTGTTTGGCTTCCTCTGCCGACTCATCGATTAGGTAAGATAGTAGCGTGAGTGATTCATGAAGAGGCTCTTTTCCCACATCTCGAACGTGGACTCTAAGTTCTCGCGACAATCTAACAAAGCTTTGATACCAACCCCAGCGCTCTCCAAAATTTCCTCCAAATTCAGTCCCTCCCTCGCTGCTTTGGCCTCCAAATGCAATAGGGTATTGCTCAACAATTCCTTGTTTAAAGTCCAAAAAAAAAGCATCGAGCCAACCACAACATCCATTGTGACATCCTTATAAAAATCAGCTTTGCTTTCGTCGCCATCGTACTCTTCAATCTCATAAAATTCGCCTGCTTTACGTTTAATAGGTCTATAAAGTACCGACATTAAAAGCGGTATATTTTCATCAGTTCCCAGGAGCGTGTCAATCGTTGCGTGTTCGCCGAGTGTAATCTTATCAAAGTTTGGTATAAATCCGTAGTTAACGCCATTCATTTTGAACGTGCGCACGAGCTTCGGTTTTTGATCCAAAACTTTTGCAAGAGTCTCAATAATATCAGTAAAATCATTAACAGGGATTTTCATTACATCGGCCACCGTTAGGTTGCAAAATATCGCCACCATTTGAATGCAAACGAAGGTCTCATCGTCGAGGTTGTCCTTTAATACCTTTTGGTATCGTGAATATTGCGACAATTTTATCTCGCTTAGTGATGTTGGAATAACTACTCTCATACTTATATAACTGAAAAATGTTGTTTTGTTTATTTTTTAAGTGATAATCAATTTTTATAATTGATTTTCATACCCTATCGGGTACGCTTTGTACCATCTTTGGTATGCTTTGTACCCGCTTGGGTACGCTTTGTATTCGCTTATGTATAAAATTTGGAAAAATTCATGCACTTGCCCTACGTTATGATAACTTTTCGAGCTTTTTTTATCGATAGGCCCATCATGGCAAAGTAGCGCAGGGCGTCGATTGCGTGGTTGTAGTCATCAATCGGGCGGTTAAGTCGCTTGCCTGTTTTGTCGGTGTCCCAAGAGTAGTTGCGTAGCTCTTTAATTAGGTTGGTGCTTTGCTTAGTAACTAATAAGTTACGTTCCTGCAATACCGAGATTCCGAAATTAATTGAGTCGGCACCTTTTACAACTGGCTTAATGTTAAAACCCGCTCGGCGTATCTCCTCAATTGATTTCGGCTCGGCTGAGTCCGCCCAAATTGGTAGGCGTTTGTCTTGCTTCATTAATCGAATGATGTCCGAGTTTAAAAGTGAGGTCGAGTAAATCAATTCGTCGGCTATTATTTTGCCATTGTACTCGTATACGGCGATCATCGCCGTTGGATCGTTTGAGTAACCGAAATCGAGGCCACTGCCTAAGAATTTTGCCTCAGTTGGTATTGTATCTATTTGTTCCCAATTAGGGAACACAACGCCCTCAAGTGAGCCGAGTTGACCTAAGCCGTAAACGTTATACCAGTTCGCCCAAAAAGTTGAGGTCTTGGCCTTCTCTTTTGCTTTGAGAATAAAATTTAAGGCCGATTCGGGACAAGCCTCGTTGTCTTCGTAGTTTACAATTAAAAAATCGACGTCGTGGTCGTTCATTAAATCGGTGTGAAACCAAAACTCGTTGACTGGATTCCAATCCAAATAGACGCCTTTTTTAGTACGCGAGGCGAGTTCGGTGTACGCGTGGAAGGTCATATTATTTGCCTCGTTCATGTACAAATAATCACGTCTTGCACCTCGAAGTTTCGAGTCGTTTTCTGCGCTAAAAAATTCGATGGCTGAGTTGTTCGCAAAGGTGTATTTAAAATCGGTTGCGTTCCATCGCTGCGGATTCCATCGACCTGTTAACACCATTATTTTTTTGAAGTCTTTTATTGCCCCTCTTTTGAGGTGTGGTATCGACTCCGCTACAACCGAGATTTCGAGAAGCTCGGTCTTGCAGCATAAGTCAATAAGTATTGGAAGGATTCCAAAGGTTTTTCCTACTATTTTTGTCCCCCTTTAATTTAATAAAGAGGGACTATAAAGCGGACGTGCCACCTTGCACGCCCTTTGTGAATTTGGTTAACTGGAGTACCTTATTTATTACGGTAGTTCTTATAAACATAAGCTCTTATTTAGTATCGGTAATTACATCGGGAAAAAGTGGTTGCTCTTGGTGCGTTGTGATGTCTTGATACACTCGGTCCGAGTATTTTTTTGGGTGCAATTTTGCAACGATCCATTTACGAGCATCGATTTTTAAGCGGTCACGTTGCACTACATTCGCTCCAGTGAATGGAGTATGATCCTCGTCGGAGTGATCAGCGATGTCGATGATGTCTTCAAAAATAACATCGGCCCTGATTTCGCACGCGCGCACGTATCTTTTTGCTTTGTCTTCGTCTGCTTCCAACCACTGATAAAACGTTGCAGTACTTGGAAACTCTTTACGTCTTAAGATTGATATAAGTGAATTGCCTTGCTCGATTTCTCTTAAGATTTCGTCAAAAGTGTCGTCTATTTGTTGTTGTGAGTAAGCCATTGTCCTATGATTACTTGATTAACTGGTATATTTTCGTCGGTTAATATGTTAAAATCGCGGTATTCCTTGAGTTTTAAAATATCAAATAGGTTGGGAGATAGCCAAAGCTCGTTGTGAGTAACGTCTTCGGGTTTGTTGTCGATTAGTTTGTCTAAAAATTCACACAATAGACCAAATTGATTATCCTCCATAATTCGATAGTTTGTTGAGGTCTTTTATAATTTGCTCATGTACTTTGGAGCAGGTTGGGCAATTGCTATTGTCTAAACCAAAGTATTTGAGATATAAGGCGTTTAAATAGGTGACGTCGTCTAAGTTTAACTCAGTACGTTTTCCATCGATTACGCGTTGCCCTTTAAGCTCAAGAAAGGTTTTAAACGATTCTTTGTCTTCTGCTGACATTTCGCTTTTAACTCTTTTAAAGTTAAATAAACGATTGAGTCCGAATTGACGCTCTTTGCAACCTTGACAAGGCTCAATGCCAACTGAGTTGGTAATGTTAGCGATTACATCGCCAAGACCTTGTATTTCTTTTTTAGTCCTTCTTTTTGCCATAAATTTTAGATTTTACCATCTTATTGATCCGATGGATTGTTTGTATGTGTATGCCTGTTTGTCGGCTGAGTTCACGCTGACCGACCAAAGTTGAAAGCTCAAACATTGTGCGCTCGTACCAAGTTAAGCCTTTTATAAGGGCCTTGTAATCGATTGGCTCGATATAATCTCCATCGTCTAAGATTTCGATATTACTAAAATCGACTATTACATCCTTTTGCTGCTTAGCATAGTCATAGAATAAGTTTCTTAGAACTGTATAAATATATCCATCTTTGATTAGATTGGTATTATTATATAGTTTTAAGTACATTTCCTGCACTAATTCGTCAGCCAAGTCCTTGTCTTTGCATATTTGGAAAGCCATCTTTCGCCATTGGGCATCTTTTTTGGCTAACTCCTCGAGCATTACAAGGTCATAGGATTAAAATATTCCGATAAAAAAAGCAGCAAGGCCTCGTTGTTCTCGACATAGTAGACCGTTCCTTGAATGACTAAGCAAATTTCGCTTTCGTTCTCAACCCAGTAGCCGTTGATTGCGTCAACCATTACCCGAAATTCGACAAAGCTCCCGCCCATTCCAAGAGTGTCATCCTCTTGCTCAAGCCACATCTGCGTACTAATCGTGTGTGGTTTTACCATATCGCTACAAACCTACTAAATATTTCGATACTAAGTTACTTTTTATCTCAATTATTTCTCCTGTATCTATATAACGGCAAAATGCGGTATTGTAACAAAGTCCGCTTATATAAAACTCACGCCCTTGCTTATTTATGTGGATGGGTGCGCTTATTGGCACCTCAAGACCTTTGTATATTTTTGAGCCTGCTCTCATTGTTTAAATTTTAGTTTAGTCTCGTGGTGTATTATTTCGCGGTCGAGGTAGTGCATAGCTTTGCGTAGGTCTTCCAGGTGTGCGCCTTTGCGTCTCGCCCTTACAATATACTTGACTGCATTCCCCTCGTTAAAGTTGAGGTTGTAATCTTTAATGATGTCGATGACATCATATTGCTGCTGGTTGTCGTAGTGTTTTGGTGTCATAGTTTTTGGATTTCGTGTTTTATGTCTTCCCAGTGTTTTATACCTATTTTATTCCCGCCCCAACAAAGATTTAACACCTCATCAACTGCAATCAAAGCGCATTGTTTTGCTCTATCTAAACAATCTTCTTGCCCTAATTTCCATTGAACACTTGGGTAAAATTTATATACTAATTCTTTGGCTTTCTCTTTTGGTGTCATATAGTCAATGCAGTTTTAAATAAAATCAGTATCAAAGTCAGTCCAAATCTTTACAATTGCTCCTGCGGCTTTCAGTTCCTCGATGCGCAGCTCTTGAATTGACGATAGCTTACCTCCTTCGCGTTTCACTTCGATAAACATCGCCTTGCCGTATTTGATTGCCAGTAGGTCGGGTATGCCGTTGGTCGAAGTCTTAATCAGTTTCGTGACGTACCAACCGCGCTCAATCAGTTTGCGTTTAATTTTCGTTTGAATTTGCTGCTCGGTCAAAGTCGTGATATTATGTAGTGGAACAATCGAATTAGATACGGCCTAAGCATTTCGTATATTAGAAAAATTAGTATGTATTTCATAATATAAAAAGTTATATAAGCCAATAGTATTGGCTTAAAAACAAACACCCCTCAATTGACCGCCAAGTGCAAAAGAAGGGTGTTGTTAGTTGTGTGTTTTCTCTTGGCGGTGGTCAAATATACAAATTTATTTTAATAATCAAAATAATTTTTGCTGAATAGGAACTTTTGACAAATCCGACCATTGCTTTGCCATCGCTTGAGATATCCCTGGGAATGTTTTAGATCGCTTTGTTCCATCGCCAAAAGATTCTGAATACCATTTACTCATCCTTTTACCACTTGAAAAAGTCACAAACTCACCTTTTGAAACTATTTTAGTCGGTTTTAAATACGGCATATTTTTATACCATAGGCAAGTAGTTTTTTGAAACTCATCCCCAAAGTAATACGGCTGAATTATTTGATCGGGTTCACGCCATACTTTGCTCATTATACAAATTGGATTTTCAATTACAATATGATCAATTGGCGCGTTTGCCAATTTCATAAAAAACTCAATCGAATTCTTTTGTCTGCCATCTTTTATTTTTTCCTTAAAATGCCTCGCTCCCGAAACTGCTAAATGCGTACATGGTGGGTGTGCAATCATTAAATCGTACTTACCACTATATGCCTCAATTAATGCATCGCCTTTAATATGCCATTCGGGATGGCCACCAGTGCAATCTTTAATATCGCAGCTAAACGCTTCGATCCCTAATTTACGGAATTCAATTGTTACCGCTTGACTTTCCTCACACGCTAATAGTACTCTCATTTTGTTTAAATATTTTTAGTGTATAATCTTTTTTTTGTTGCACGGTCTTATAAATATCGTATTCGATGCCGCCTTTTGAGAATATCCAAAAGACCTCGTTATTTAAACGCTCTTTTGTAGTTAACCTCGCACGGCTTTGCCAGTAACTTGTCGCACTAAAATCAATGTTATAGTAAATGAGATACTTTGCGTTTTTTAAACTGACTCCTTCCCTGCCGGAAAGTATCTGAAGCGCGATATTTTTATCGGTTGCGTCGAACTCCTCGACTGAATTTGTCAAGTAATCGGCTCCAAATACTTGAAGGAGCGCATCCCATTCGGCCTTGAATTTATAAAAAATTGCGATTTTCTCGTCTTGAAATTTCTCCTTTATAAACCTGGCCTTTGAGTCGTCAATTACTTTGCTGGTGCCATCCTCAAATTTACAAGTCCCACTTGACAGTTGGTGCACTTTTTGCATCAACTTAACGCCTGTGTCGCCTAAAATGACTTGCCCTTGTCCGTTGCGAACGATTAAGTCCTTTTTAAGGCGTCGAATGACCTCGTAAGTGATTGGCTGCATCTCGCAATCCAGTACCATCTCGTTAACGCTTGTCGTAAAGCCTGCCTCCTTTTGTGTGAAAGTTATAATATACGGCCGTGTTGATCGTCTTACTTGATTCTCTTTTGCATTTGAGTAGTCCTTGACAACCGCATAGCCTAAGCGTTTCTCCTTTATGTCGACGTACTCAGTGGCCCACTTATAAAAATTCGCATAGTTTTTATAGGGCGAGTAATCACTTACCCAAAATTGATGAAACCACTGCGAGTATGACTCAGGCGTTGGCGTACCGCTTAGGAATATCATCGGTAGCTTACTGAAACGCTTTTTAAATTCCTTAGCCGTTGCGTTTGGCTTAGGGAATGCACCAAAACGGTGGTGTTCGTCGTGTATGATCAAATCAAACTCGCCCTTGACTAAATGTAAACTCTCATCGTTTATGATTGTTAAATCAAACGTAAACCCGAAGTTGTCGTAGTCCCATTGGATTGAGGAGATTGCTTTCTTTTTAGTCAGGAACAAAACATTTTTAGCTCCGTACAATTGCGCCGTATTGAGTGCGCTCAAACTCTTGCCAGTGCGCACCTCCATCGCCAAATAAACGATTTGTTTATTTCGCAAAATTTCAACCGCCTCAGCTGATATTTTAGTTTGGTATGGTCGTAGTTCCATTAGATAAGTCTATTGCATTCTAAAAAATTTGGTTTTTCATTTTTATCAAATTTTAAAATATCATCTACATAAATTTCATAAAGTTCTATATAATATCCATCAAAAAAAGATTTAATTTTTTGTAATTTAAAATTTGAAACTGGATTTGTATTTACAACTTCAAAAATATAACGAGGTGATCCTTTATGGAATATTATTACATCAGGAACAAATAGTATTGGTCCTCTATCAAATTCTTCGTTAAAACCACCAATAAGAAAACCATCTTCATCTGTTTTTAATCCTTTAGAATTTTCAAAATAACAAGGATCATCAGTTTTATGAAATTTTAGTTCAGTAAATACACCATAATTTGCTCTCCAAGAAAATTGTGCAACATTACAAAAATCATTACCAATTTCTTCTTCTTGAAACCATTTTGCTAAAAGTTCTTTTGCAAACAAATGTTTGTAACTTTCTTTTTCTTTAAATTTTTCAATCATAATTAAAAGTATATTTCGTTATTATCTTCGACATTAGAATTTTTGTTTACAATTTCAAACCAGCGGTCGCCGTTTGATTTGCCTGTTAAGTATTTATAATCATAAAATTTGCAATAATGCTCAATCCATTGTGTAAAACGTTTTTGAGATAGCTTGTACGTTCTAAAATCGGGATATTCATTTACAAAATTTTCGTAATAATTTTGTTTAATGCAGCGAACGTTGAACTCGATATTCTCATTTTTGCCATCTTGATCAGGCCTACTCCATTCGTAAAACTCAAAGCAAGTGTTTTTGATAAATTTGCGAACTTCTAAGTTTTTAAAGTCGTGCTTAGTCAATCCATTTTGCAAATAAAATTGAACGCAAGTAATCATAAAATTGTCAAACTTCAACCACTCCTCAGCATCCCAATCGTCAAACAATAAATGTCCGAACTCATCAACTGGAGTGTGCTTGAAACTAAAGTAGTCGCTCATCTCAACCTCAAACTTTCGACGCTCAAATGATCCTCCAACACCTCCAACGGTGTAATTGGTTGTTATTAGTATTTTTGGACTCTTTGTAACAGGTAATTTAATAGCGTCTTGACCTTTATATTCAAGTGTAATGCCTTCAGTAATTAAAGAAAATAAGCTCTCAAAATTAAAATTCTTTTTTACGTCATCAAATACAAGTATTTGCGTGTCCGTTGATACGGTTTGGTATGGGAATGACTTTGTAAATTCAAAAGTTTTACCATCAATCGAGCTTACTTTTTTCATTTGAGCCAGTGCGTTCCAAAATAAACCCTTTCCGCTTCCTCCATTTGGATTTTCCGAGATAGTCTCATCGTTAAAAATAATCGCTTTATTGTTCGCTGAGGTTTTAAACGAATGCAATAGGTAACCGATTACCGATTTGAATGAGTTATATTTCTCAGCATCTTGCCCAGCAATAAGCCAAAGGAATTTTCTAAACGTCGAGCTATGGTGGTCGCTTTCAATATACTCTCGGTTTATTATTTGACGCTTCCAAACAAAGCCATCTAAGTCAATATAATCTATTTTTGATATATCGGTGTCAGTCACTCGCACAACGCAGTTGTTAAAGTATAAAAAGCACTCCTCTTGCGTGTCTTCTTTTATATTTACTTCAGTTGATTCAAGCAAAGCGAGAAAATCACTTTGGAAGTATTTATTTGACGATGCCATAAAGTCGTAAGGAGTAAAGCCAATATCGTCCCTGGAGAGTAAATTGTTCAATACAAAATCTTTGATCCGTTTTTCGCTTGTCTCCTCAACCAAATTTTGCTCAATTTTTATGAATGTAAAAGTACTGGTGTTAGTCGGGAAGTACTTATAAAAATTGTTTTGTTGTAGCCAAAATTTAAATTTATGCGGCTTTAATGAAATGCGCCCCTTGTCATTGTATTCCCAAAAGTCAGAGACGCTTATTTCTTCCTTTATTTCATCGATGCATTTCTCAACGTCTTTTTTATCAAATTCAGAATTGGACTCGATTACCTCCTTGCGATTTTTACCGCTTCGTATTTGCTTCTCAATTTTCTCTTTTACGGTTAAATCTTCAAAAAATTTAGTCCCAAAATTAGCCGATTTTTTATAGGCTGAATTTAAAATAGTGGCTATCTCTTTGCGGTCAAAATCTTGGCTTTCAAATTGGAACAAGGTTTGTTCTGCAACCGACCTATTGATTCCAAAATCGTTAAAAGCAGCGGCCAATTTATAAACGTTGTTATTTCGATTCCCATTTGATAAAGGGAATTTTTTATCAAACCACTTTAGCAGGTTATTTATAATGATATTGTCTGACTTAACCGCTATTGAAACCTCATAACTTCCGACATCGGCCAAATCGGGTGCCTCAATTGTATCCCAAAGTTTTGACTCTTTATTCAAATACAAATCGGGATCGTAAGACTCAAAGCAAAAACGGCTCACATCACTCCCCGAGTCATCCCAATTGGAGTGATTAAAGTAATTTTTAAGAGCTTTAAAATACTCTTTGTGATTCTCAATTGATGCAGGGATTTTAACCAACGCTTTTACACCTTTACCGCTTGGCGAAATCCAAGTAGCAAAAATAAACTCGTCATCTGAAATCGAGTCTCGGAAATTGATAGCATCATGATTGGAATTAAATTTGTCAAAATCCAAAATAATCAATCCCGAATGCTCTTTAATTCCTGTCAAAGACCGATATTCAAAAACACCGTTAAAACATACACCAGGAAGTTTGGATTTGTTTTTGTCATACTCATCCTTTGGCATCGAGCGAAGTTGCTCAACCATTTCTTTGCTCTTACCTTGCTTTATTCTTTCAAGACAAAAGAAAACGTCTTTGGTAAACCCATTGGAGACGTCAGTAGCTTTTTTGTAAATAGTTACATTCATAAATTAAAAAATAAATCCCTTCGGTTTCGTTGTGGTGGCAACTACTCCCGAAAGGATTAAATAAAATGTCTTCAAAT